AAGAAGTAAATGGTATTCTACAGTTTGCTCAGATTGCACAAGGTGCTGGACCTGAAGGTCAGATGATGCTTAAGGTAGGAGATATGTTAGATTATGTAGCTGATAAACTCAATGTACCAGCAAGTCTAATACTATCACCTCAAGAGAGAGCTATTCGTATGCAACAAGCACAGGAAATGGCTCAAATGGCAGCACAACAAAATCCTGAAGCTGCACAACAAGTAGTACAACAAGCAGTAGCTAAAGGAGTGTAAATGTCTGGGTGGGAAGATTTAGAACAACCAAAGAATAAAGAAATAAAAGATAATCAACAAATTATAGATGACCATAATAGATTGGTGCTTAGAGTATTCAAGGATGAAGATGGGATGAAATTACTTAACTGGCTTAAGCAAGTTTATTTAGATCAACCTGTTGCGATTCCTGGATCGGACTCTAGTCATGCGTATTACAGAGAAGGACAAAATAGTGTGGTTAGAGATATTTTTAATAGAATAGCGAAAGCGAGAAAATTATAATGGAGACAAATGAAAACCAACCCAGTAGTGAAGTTTCTCAAGAAACTCAGGAAGAATCTGGCTTATTGGATTCAGCGACCATTTCGCAAGAAGAAGATGAGAACCAGACAAACCCCCAAGCAGCAGAGATCGACCACAAGGAAGCGATCGAAGAAGAAGATGACGAACCCTTAGAAAGACCTGATTGGTATCCTGAGAACTTTTGGAATAGTGAAACAAGTGAGCCAGAGATTGAAAAGTTATCTAAGTCTTGGATGGATTTAAGGAAACAAATCTCACAAGGAAGTCACAAAGCACCTAAAGATGGCAAATACAATACTGAAGTTTTTGGTAGTATACCTGATGATGATCCTATTAAATCTCATGTTACATCATGGGCAAAAGAATATGGAATCAGTCAAGGTGCATTTGATGATTTAGTAGGTAAGGTTGTTGAAATGCAAGGTAATGAAGCACAAGTTGCACAACAATCATTAGAAGCAGAAAAGAAAGCTCTTGGTCCTAATGCTGACCAGATTATTAAAAATACTATTGATTGGGCTAATGGTCTAGTTAGAAAAGGTGTTTTAGGTGAGGATGATTTTGAGGAGTTTAAAATCATGGGTGGCACAGCAAAAGGGATAAAGGTTATTACAAAATTAAGAGAAGCATTTGAAGGAACAAGGATTCCAGTAAATTCTCAACCTGTTGATGGTATGCCTTCTAAGGAAGAACTCTATCAAATGGTTGGTAGCAAGGAATACAAAGAAAATCCAGCTTACAGACAAAAAGTTGAGAGGATGTTTCAACAAACATTTGGATAAACTAACTTTCCCCCAGGAAGTTTGGGAGTCTTCGGACTCCCTTTTTTTTGTTGCATTTTATTAAAAAAACCATTAGAAGAAAACTAAGGCATATTGATTTTATATCAACCCTTGTACTCAGTAAGACTGCGACTGGCTATCGTAAATAGCAAGTTAGAACCCAAAAGCAAATTTTGGCTTATTCCAACGAAAAAAACTTTACTTTAATTTTTTTTATTAGGAGTTAATATGGCAGTTTCATTATCTAATGCTTTCATTACTCTCTTTGATGCTGAAGTCAAACAAGCATACCAAGGTAAAGCACAGCTTGTTGGTGCAGTTAGACAAAGACGAGGAGTTGAAGGTTCAACAGTTAAGTTCCCAAAAATTGGGAAAGGTGTTGCTCAGTTAAGAGTTCCACAATCTGATGTTACACCACTTAATGTTTCATTTTCACAAGTAACTTGTACTCTTAGCGACTACAATGCAGCAGAGTATTCTGACATCTTTAATCAAGCTAAAGTTAATTTTGATGAAAGACAAGAGCTAGTTCAAGTTGTATCTAATGCAATTGGTAGAAGACAAGACCAGTTAATCTTAGATGCACTTAATGGTTCATCTACATCATTAACTGTATCTAATGATATTGGTGGTACAGATACTAATATGAATGTAGCCAAGCTAAGAGAAGCTAAGAAGTTGTTGGATACAAACAATGTTCCACCAACAGATAGACACATGATTATTCATGCTAATTCTTTAGCTTCTTTACTATCTGAAACTAGTGTAACAAGTGCAGACTTTAATACAGTTCGTGCATTAGTTGCTGGTGAGATTAACACATTCTTAGGATTTACTTTCCATGTACTTGGAGATAGATCAGAAGGTGGATTACCTATCGATGGTTCAAGCGACAGAACTCTTTATGCTTTCCATAAAGATGCAGTCGGTTATGGCGAAGGTATTGCAGCTAGAACTGAGATTAACTATGTTGCTGAGAAAACTTCTTTCTTAGTCAACTCTGTTTTCTCTGCTGGTTCAATAGCTATCGATGACGAAGGTATTGTTAAATTAACAGCTAGAGAATAAGGAGATAGAGAATGGCTTTTGACAAAACAGGATTCACTACTTATGGTGCATCAAAGAGTGGAAATGCAGTATCCTTATATGGTTACAGTACAGCAGATGCTATTGCTGATGTAAACACATCTGGCTACTTCAATGATCTTTCTGATACATTAGAAGTTGGTGATGTAATTTTATGCAGAACTTCAACTGGTGGCACTCAAGCATTGAGCTGGGTATATGTTGCAAGTAATGCTTCAGGTGTCGTTGATGTGACAGATGGTCTTACAATTACAGCAACTGACTCAGATTAATTTTCATCTATTAATCAAACCTAAGGGTAGTCTTATGGCTACCCTTTTGTCTTTATAAAGGGAAAGTATGGCAAGTGGAGATACAGCACTAGGAATTTGTTCAGACGCATTATTAATGATTGGTGCAAAATCAATCAGCTCATTTACAGAAGGAACTGATTCAGCAAATATTTGTGCTTCATTGTTTGAAGATATAAAGAAACAATCTCTTATGCAATATCCTTGGACATTTAGCTTTAAGAAAGTTCAAGTTGCAAGACTAGCTACTACCCCTACGACAGAATATACATACGAATATCAATTACCAAGTGATCGCATTGGTCCACCAAGGCAAGTGTTTATATCAAACACAGCTGGGCAAAGACCAATTAATGCTTATAGAATTTTACAAGACAAGTTGTTGACTAATGAAACAACTGTCTATGTTGACTATCAATATGATGTTGAACCATTTGAAATGCCTACTTACTTTGTACAGTTTTTAAAATATTACATGGCATGGCATTTATCCCTGCCTATTACAGATCAAACTGATAAAGCTGCATACTGGCAGTCAGTAGCTGTAGGAACACCAGGTGAGAATGGTAGAGGTGGCTACTTTAGAACAGCTATTAGTATTGATGGACAAACACAACCTAATAACTATATTGATGATTACTCGCTAATTGAGGTTCGTAATTAATGGCAAGATTTGTAAGTTTACAAACAAACTTTTCTACAGGTGAGCTTGATCCACTTCTTCGTGCAAGAGTAGATTTACAAGCATACACCAATGCACTAGAAGAATGTAATAACTTTGTGGTACAACCACAAGGTGGTATTCATCGTAGACCTGGTTCAAAGTATTTAGCATCGCTACCTAATACAGGTTCAGACTCTGTAGCTAATGGTAGTAGATTAGTATCATTTGAGTTTTCTACAAGTGATTCTTATATGTTAGTATTCACTCACAATAGAATGATTGTAGTCAAAAACAAACAAGTTATTACAGATATTAATGGTAGTGGTAATGATTATTTAGATACTAGCTCATTAGGATTAACTGGTACTATTGTTGAGAAAATGTGTTGGGTACAAAGTGCTGATACATTAATAGTAGTACAAGAAGATTTAGCACCTATAAAGATAGTAAGAGGTGCTGGAGATAGCAACTGGACAGCATCTGCTATTACATTTGATTCGATACCAAAATATGATTATGTACCAGCATCAAGCAATCCAACTGGAACAATTACTCCTAACAAAGTATCAGGCAATGTACAGATAACAGCAAGTAGTGGTGTATTTAGTGCATCTCATGTTGGTCAGTATATTAATGCTTCACCACAAGGTAGAGCAAAAATTGTGCAACGAGTAAGTTCAACTGTTGTAAAAGTCGTAACAGAGTTTCCATTTTTTGATACAAGTGCTATAGCTAGTGGAAGTTGGGAGTTAGAAACTGGATACGAAGCTGTATGGAGTGCCACAAGA